ATCATGGCGGGTGATAGCACCAGACGGAGCCTTAACAGGGAAGCTGAAGACAGTCGTATGGTCAGGCTTCATAATGTCAGGCTCATTCGGGATACCCATATCCTTCATGAACTGGGTAATCGGGTCTTTATTGTCTCCACGGACACGGCGAATGTAATACGGGTTATGCCGTGGATGAATACCAGAAGCAGAGTCAACAAGCTGGGATACCGTACCACTCGGTTTGACACAGGTAATAGCAGCAGAGGTGGGAATACCAAGCTTCTCAGCCCACTCCCGGTTAGTATCAATCGCTGCATTCTTCAGTGCAGTTAGAGCAGCGGTAAGATTACCAAGAGGGTTAGTACCGTTAAGGATATTATGGTCCATAATACCAGTAAGAGAAACACCAAGCAACCTCTCTTCCTCTGTGTTCTTTGTCCAGATCTTCCTGAGATAGGGGAAGTGGGTATAGGTAGCTTGAATAGTACCGAGGATAGTAGCAAGCTTAACCTTGCGCTCAAGGTCTACAAGGGTATCCTCTGCACGGACTACAACCTCAGTTAGATTACAGAACTGATAGGGACGAAGGATAATCTCTGAGCAAGGATTAGTGCCAAACTCATGGTTAGGATCACGCCTACCGTTCTTACCCGTATGCTTCTGCGCTGCAACACGGGAGAACATACCACGCTCACCAGTACCAGAGTCTACAAGAGAAGCCCACTCATGGAGGAATGTACTCGCATCAGGCTTCTCAGTATAGGCTACAGAGTTGTTAGCGAGAGACCGCTGGGGATTAGTTTCCCAGAACTGTCCAGTCTTCGCGTTACGCATACGGTCATCAGAGAGGTTAGAGAGGGAGATCATAGCTGACCGCCGTACTCCACCGACTACGACAACCTCACCAATCTTGCACATAATGTCATGGCACTCAAGACTATTAAGCTTCCTACCAGCAGCATTCTTAAAGATGGAGACAACGAAACGGAACAACTGGTCAAGAGGTTCAGGTCCAGAGGCACGGCCACCGAAGACTTTAAGGCGAGAGCCAGCAGGACGGACCTTGCTCATGTCCCACTTAGGGATCTCACCAGAGTAGAGGAGAGAGATAAGCTGGCGAAGTGCTTTAGCCCAACCTTCCTTGCTATCGGCTACAACAATTGTAGTCTGAGACTCGAACATCTTCTCAGGAACTTCCGGAAGCTTACTAACATACTGACGCTCGACACTGAAGCCTACACCAGTACCGCACATAAGAATAAACATAGCCTCATCGAATGACTTCATGTCATCGACGGGGAGATAGGAGCAGTTATAAGCACAAGTGTTATCCCTGTCGAGGGCCTTACCGGCAGTCATCATGGCCCGCATACTGGGCATGATTTCAAGATTGAGGATAGCATTACGGATCTTGTCGTAAATATCAATATCGTAAATATCAATATTCTCGTAGTGTATCTTTTGAGAAACTACATCCTCCATAAACCTATCGACAGTCTCTTCCCAAGACTCTCGGCGGTTCTCTTCTTCAATCCACCGGGAATACCGGGAGGTAGAAATAAAAGTCTGATAGTCAGTTGGAAGTGTCATCTTCTTCATCTCTCTCGTCTATGTTTCTTATATTGAGTTTCTGTCTCTTATAGTCTTTATCAGATTCTTTTATCCTCTGCCTGTACTGCCCCTCTTCCAACTCTTTTGCATATGGGTTTCTTTGACTAACCTTCTTCTGAAAACTTTTCTTTCTCCAGCCCATTGTCAATCTCTTTGATTCGTTCAAGCTGCTCTATAATGATATCCTCGAACCTATCGTAGAACTCTTCTACCTCTATGTCAAGTATCTCGACTAGTTCGTAGACAGTAAACCGATCAAGGATAAGCTGCTTAATCTCGAAACTCATTCTTAATTCTTTCAATTGAAATAAACTCGAAGTCGTACTGTCCCTGAGAGACATTACGTTTAATGACTACCCCCGGCCACCACATCTTATTAGCTTGTCCTGCATATTCGTGAATACGATCTACATAGCATCCCACGACAAGGCCCATAACTCTTCGTCCGTCAGGTGCTGTTCGCTCTGCAAAATCTCTAGTGTGAGTGTGACCTTGGGTACAAGATACGAACTGTTTCGTAAGTAGGGTGAAAGCTTGATGTTCTCCACTCGTAGCTCTACCCATAACGCCTGTTGGGAAGTAGTGCGAGTAATATACACCGTCCACTTCAACAGGCTCCAGAAAAGGGTAAGCCTCCCAACCAAAGTCCTTGTATTGAAGATCTTCAACCGAGATAGTTCCATCCAAGACAGCATCTTTCTGGATAGCTTTTTCAATCCTACCATAGTCATGGTTCCCTGTTGTCATGATGAAGCGAGGAAGTTTCTTCTTCGTATCTTTTATAGGTTTGAACATCAGTTCCTGTGCATGGATAGATGCTTCAATATCCTTCTTATATCGCCGTCCCTCGAAACCCTTTGTACCCCTATCGTAGGAGCAGAGAGAAGGCATATCAGCCCAATCACCAATGCAGATGACAACATCAGGCTTCACTGATGCAATCAATTTACCAAGGTAGGTAAACCGTGACAAGTCCTCATTCGGTGTAGCGTGAGGATCAGGGATAATCAGATGAGTCTTCGACATCAGTCTCTCCAGTTGAAGGATTAAGTAGCCCAACTGCTACTTTTAGATCTGTCTCTATCTCAGAGACAATATTATACCACTCTTCATCAGTGTAGAATGTTCCATCATCGTCCACTATCTCGAAGTACAGTCGGACAAGGGATCTCAGTTCTTCGTAAGATACTTTATACTCAGCTTCTATTGCCATTCTACATCTCCATAGTGGTGCTGGCGGTAGGAATCGAACCCACGGCCTGATGATTACAAATCAACTGCTCTACCAACTGAGCTACGCCAGCGCCTACCCTACACGACTCGAACGTGTGACCCTCTGCTTAGAAGGCAGATGCTCTATCCTGCTGAGCTAAGGGTAGTTAATCTGGTACTCTTCCGTAGCCTTTCTTCGAGGATAGATATAAGTAAGCTCTCTTCGCCATACTAACGTCATCCCGAAAGATCCTTCCTAACAAAACGTGATTACATCGGTAACATAATAGCCCTCTGATTTCTCCGGTACTGTGATTGTGATCGACTGCAAGATTTCGTTTGGGTCTAATTTTGTCAGGAGATCTGTTACAGATTGCACAACATCCTCCTTGGATTGAAAGAATATTGTTGTACGCATCTCTAGTAAGGCCGAACTTCTTAAGGATTTGTTTCCATCTTGAGGGTGAATCATTTAGTTTAGACCTCGACTTCTGGGACTTCTGGTTCTTTTTCGACATGAGTTAGCCAAACTGGTCCAGTTGAATAGACGAATTTACGAAGTCCGACATCACTCCAGCATTCCTTCTTAAAGGCACAGTAGGAACACCCAGCAGGAAGCTTCAAGTTACCAGACTTACCCATTGGCTCTGGCGAGAAGCACCTTTCGGGTGGTGTATCTTTATTTACAACATCTTTAATATATTCAATTCTTTTTACAATGTCAACTTTATCTACATCTTCCAGTGGCATAACAGTAATGTTACCATTCTGTTTGTCTACTGCAATGTAAGCACCATCGTTAATACCAGTTCCATACATATACCCGGATAGTTGGGAGATGTAAGCGAAGGGATCATCGTTGCGGAGAGTACCGTCTTTGAACTTCTTAAAGGAATGGGGAGATGTACTCTTCACATCAATCAAGACACCATCGACAACGCCATCAATGTGACCAACAATGTCACTAACAACAACTTGCCGCTGTCTATCTGATACTGAATGTCCTGCAACTTCTGCAAGAAAGAGGACAACTTCTTCGATAAGATCTCCGTATAGAAACTTGAGGTATGTCGGACCATTGAACTCTTCCTTTTCGCCAGTGGAGTTGACCTCATACCAAAGCATACGGGCGGGCTTACCTACGTTGGACATACGAAGAGTACGCTTCTCTTCCTTAGGTCTAAGCCTATTTACTATGAGACTGGCAAGACGATTACTGAAAGCTAGAGAAGCTTCACGAATATCAGCCTCAGTACCTTCTTCAAGAAGCTTATAGATATCTTCGACTAGAGTATTAATTGATGCCAAGGTAATTCTCCAGTGCTAGATATCCACCAACAAGTCTACCGTTGTGGAAGATTTGTGGTACGCTTTTTAGATTAGATTCTTTTAGAAAGATCTTTCCAGTTTCATCATCCGTTACATCAAACTCAACATAACTACTATCATGCTGCGTTAGAAGTTCCTTAGCTCTCGTACACCAAGGACAATCGGGCTTAGAGAAGATGATGAACTTCATCGCTTATCACCATCGCCTTGGATCTTACCCTCTGCTTTACGCTTACCAAGCTTCTCAAGGTTATGCTCTGCGATAGCATTAAGAGGAAAGCCATGATAGTTAGCGAGGCAGGAGAGATACCAGAGGATATCTCCGAGTTCCTTAAACATCAGTTCTCGAAACAGTGGAGTATATCCAGAGAACATATCACTGCCATCCCAATAGCGGCTATCGTGCCTAGCAACCTTTTGCATCAGTGACATAACCTCACCGACTTCTGCTGCGAGACCATAGGTAAGATGCTCTTCTGTTCCGTAGATAAGAGTATCAAGAGCCATCTTCTGGTACTCATCAAAGTTCATTGTCATCAAGCTCCTGAATAAGGCGGTTGAGATACCACTGTGCTTTTTTAAGATCTTCGAGAGGTTTCTTCTTATACCTCCAGCGATGGAGATACTTCTTCGTATTCCCTTCGAGATAACCAAGGTAGTTATCGAATGGCATGTTATCTTTCAGATAGTCAATGCACTCGACTTTACCGTTATTATAGTGGGAGGGGGACTCCACAGAATCCCCCAACTTACCTGTCATAATATCCATCTCTTCCTTAGTAATAAACATCTTGTTCATTTCTTCGGGAGTATAGTAATCCCACTCTTCAGTCATGCTTCAATCTCAAATGTTACATCCTTCTTACGGCTCTTCGGAGCAACCAACGGAGGAGGGAGTGGTTCATCTCCTGTAGTCTCTTCCATCGCTGATGCGAACTCATCGTTAGGCTTTTCGTAAGCAACAAGTTCAACGATCTTCATAGCACCGAACTTCTTCTTCTTATTATCCTGATCCCAGTCGATCATCTTCCCAAGCTTGATAACCTTACCGTACTTCGGGGTATCGTAAGACCGCCAGTATACGATGCACTCAGAGTCGTTACCAACGAGTGCCTTCGTGCGCTTACCGTTCTGGTCAATGACAACCATCTCGGACTCATGGCCCTGAAGATCGACGGCAGAGTTACGGAGGGTAATGTACTTACCGCCGTTATTAATCCGCTCCTTACCATCCTTAATCTTCTTGTCCAGTCGCATCGAAATAAGAGTCTTCTCCATCTCGGGAGTTACCGCAAGGTTAACCTCGTAGTTACCGAACTGAGAAGGTTCCTGTACATGGGCGAAGTAAACCTTGGTGCGAAACTCACCAGTCATAGTCTTCGTAGCAGTAGCCATTGTGTAGTTCTCCAGTTGTTAATAGTATTAGTGTAGCAGATTCAAAGAAGATGTCAATGGGTTTCAGCCCAATTGTTACCTACTTTGTATTCACCGTCGAGGGGACAGTTGAGATTGAAGTATTCACCTGTATCCCGAATAGATTGCACTTGCAGTTTACCTAGTTCTTCTGCCCGATCTTCCTCCACTTCTGTTTGCCATTCGTCGTGAACCCAAACAACCTGTTTGAATTTGATATTCGATGCATTAGTAAACCAGAGGTAGTTAGCCATACGCATAATGACAGTCTCACCACCTTGGAGGTAGACGGAGAGGGACTTGTGTTCAGATTCGATCTTGATACGCCGTCCGTCTAGACCGACAAGGTATCCCCTCTGCGCTGCCATCGCTGCCTTCCTCTTCAGTTCTTTCAAAGCAGGGATGCTGCGGAGGAAGTTATCCATAGCAACACCAGCCTGTTTGACAGTACACCCGAGTATCGTAGCTACCTTAGCCTGTCCTGCACCGAGAAGCCAAGCGTATATAAAGGTCTTCGCTGTCGGCCTATCTTTGCAGAACTCACCAAGGGCTTCCTTATTGAAGGTGTGGATGTCACCCTCTAGCAAGGTCTTTGTATACTCAGGGTCATTCATGTAATGCGCGAGTACACGAAGTTGTATTCCAGCAGCATCTGTTCCAACCAGTTTAGAACCTCTTGGGACAGTCCAAGCCTCTCTGCATTCATACGCATATAGTCCAGATAGGCCACGCTCTGATGTGATAGAGGGGATGTTTGCCATGTTTGGGTTTTGGTGACTTGCTCGGTGAGTAACAGTACCGGGGACGATAACTTGTCCGTGGACTCTACCATCTCCGTCCATTCTGTCGAGCCAGTCTTTAGCAGTCTTCCATCTTGTCTCAAGGATCTTCCACTTCTTTAGATCTTTAATACACTCTGGCATATCGGAACCATCTGGCATTGTATCTGGAATGGTAGCCAGATTCTCAGGACAGATCTTCCAACTCTTCCCTGTCTTCGTAGGTATTACAGGCTTCCATCCCAACTCGTTAAGTCTTGAGACGATCTGCGATGGCGAGGCGAGGTTGAAGTACTCGACAGAATCCTTAAGCCGTTTACCTGTTTTCTCAGAGTACCGTTCTGTAACGATTGGTGGAAAGTATTTAACCACCGCTTCCTCAATCCGATTAGCTTCTTGCAATGCACCTGTATAGATCTCCATAGCTACGTTCTTATCTAACAAGAACCCGTTCCTAATCTGTTTAGAGATTATAAACTGGGTGGCATGTTCGAGGCGTATCGACTCACTGGAGAAACCCTTCAAGTTATTATTAAGAAAGGTGTACAGTTTCTCAGTTATCTTTACATCCTGCTTGCAGTAGACCTTCATCTCCTCCGAGTATTCGGAGAACTCCTTGAAGGCAATCTTCCCTTCACCAAGACGCGAACCCCATTGAAGGAGGGAGTGTCCGTCAGCAAGAGTTGGCTCCCACAACCTTGACATAACAAGAGTATCTGACTGTTTCTTGAGTGGGATACTAACTCCCCACAGTCGGGACAAGACAGGGCTATCGAAGGAGATACTGTTGTGACCGATCCATTCAGCGTCATCGTTGTCTTCGTAAAAGGACCGGAAGGTATCTGCATCTCTGAAGATGTAATACCCAGCCTGTCCGTAAACCTTCGCAACAAGGAGGTGAATCTTTTTAGCATCAAGTCCATCAGTCTCTATATCCCACACTATCTTCCTTCGGTTGCCAGTCGGGGTATTCATCTTTTTTCTTCCTCATGTACAAAGCGAGTGCCTCAAGTAGGATAGACAGTTTGAAGATGGCATCCTTACCATCCTGTCTGATACTCGGAGGATTACTCGGGACTAGGTGACTTTCGATGAAGTCATTAGCAAGTTGAAAGAAAGTAAGCAGTCTTTCCTGATCGTCACAAGTAACGTACACCCCATCTTCATTCATATACGCTGAGATGAGAACATCAAGCCTCATTATCGGCATCTTCTTTTCCTCCTACTGGTTCATCGGGCTTCTCTTCAATAAGTCTACCAGACTCTGTATGATATCGCAAGTGTGTAGCAAGACCAGTCATACCACTGAACCTGTTCTTAACAACCCTTACCCGAACGATGTGTCTCTCGGCAGGATCGTCGGCTTGAGTATTTCTCTCCAGACCAAGTATGATATTAGACAACTGCCCAATACCGGCGGTCCCACGGATATCAGAAAGGCTAACAGCAGCACCCTCTTCATGCGATTGCCCATTCGGTTGTCTCCTAAGATGAGCAGCCATAATAATGCAGATGGATAGCTCGACAGTTAGTGTCTTCAGTTTCGTAGCAATCTCATCCAACGCTCTGCGCTCATCACCGTTGCTCTGGTCTGAGACTACAATAGATATATGATCAAGTATAATATACTTGCAGTCCAAAGCACGGACAAGATAACGGATAGTACCGAGAATACGATCAATACTGTTGCTCCCGAAACTATCATACAGAAAGATTTTACCAGATCCGACAGTGGCCTTGTAGGCATCATCAAATTCATCCTTTGTATATTCTGCATCGGGGAGGTAGAGACGCTTATTAGCATGGACTGACATGAGACCAAGGCCAGTATCTCGGATAGGCTCTTCGAGGAATAGCATACCAAGATTGGCAGAGGTGTTATTCAGTAGTCCGTATACTAGCTCTCTGAGGAACTGTGTCTTTCCCACGCCAGTGCCAGCAATGAGAGTAACAAGTTCTCCAGTTCTGAGTCCATAGGTGTAGTCATTGACACCATCCCAAGGGTAGTTGACAGACTCATACTCAGGTTTTCGGAGGAGTAGATCATAGATGCTTGACCCGGATACAATACCATCGGGAGTGAATGGTCCCGCTGTCCTGTGCTGCTCATAGAACTCCTTAATGTTATTGTTCTGAAGGTAATCGGAAGCATCCTTATGATGGGACAGCTTCATGATCCTAACCTTCTTCGGATCAAAGAGACTAGCTGCCTTAACCTGTGCTTCCTGTCCAGCCTTATCGTTATCGAAGGCGAAGACAATCTTCTTAAAGGTATTTACCCATTCGTAATTCCTTTTTAGATCTGCTACAGCAGTACTGGCAGAGCAGACGGAGACTACTGGTTCATTCAGCATCTGATAGGCAGAGAGTGCATCTAGTTCACCCTCGACAATCGTTACTGTATTACCACCAGCCGGGAATAGATTCTGCCCGAAGAGTTCAACACCACCGGGAGATCCAGACCAAGGGAACCCAGCCTTATCAGGTAGCCTAGTCTTAACAGCAGCAAGCTTACCATCCTTATAGTACGGGTAGTAATGTTTATCATCCTGCTGTAGTACACGGTAGAACTCGACAGTCTTATAGGTTAGTTTCCTATCTGATATAGGGGCAATGTCACCCCGCATCATGACAGGAGTGTTAGCCATACTCGTCATCTCTTCATTTCCTTTGAAGTACTTGTTGCAGACAAAGCAATACTGATGATCTCCGTAGTCGTACAGACCGTCACTCGATGTCCCACAGGGGCAGGGTTGGTGCTTCTTCATTCTCTATATCCTTAAACAGTATCGTCCGTACTACTGCGTTTGAACACTCAGCACAGGGGGAGAATGTTACTAACTTCCCCTTTCTTTCTACCCTGATTTCTCCATCGGGGCAATCTTTATTGCAGATGTAGCATCTCATTTAGACTTATCACTCATGCGTCACCTTTCAACTTCTTTATCGCGTCGGCACAAGATTGTGCGTCCTTTCCCTTGCGCTGTTTGTCTCGGCATATTTTCTCCGCCTCCTCAAGCACGGTGGCGATGGCATCAATTGCCTGCCATTTGTAGGCACGAAGATCAACCTCATCCAAGCTTTCAGCGCCCACCGCTTCGCACATAGCCCTGACAACCTTGCCAACCAGTTCATCGTGGGTCATGCGTCACCCTCTGGAATTGGGAGAATGAAGATGTAGCAGTCGTAAAAGCGTGGGTGGTCGGATCTGTCGTCCCAGCCCATTCCCGGCCACGCATTCAGAGCGGCGGCTATGGCCCTGTGCATCGCAAGGGCATCCGGGGCCATCATTGCTTGCCATGCCGCCTTGACAGCCTCGGGTGGTATCTGGTGGGGCTGAATCGCCCCATACGCTTCGCTTCTGTCAGGACGGATCACTTGTCACCTCCCAGTGCAGCGCGGGCCAGTACCCATTTGAATCCTGCTCTCAATGTACGCATTTCCTGTGCTGTCATTTCACCCATGTGCAGACGCAGTGTCTGGTCATCGGCGTTTAGCGCCGTCCGCAGCCCATCGTTCTCGGCGCGGAGCCGTTTGATCTCGTCAACGGCTTCCAACAATGGTTCATGAATGTTCGCTAACATCTCATAGTTTTCATCAGCCCTGAAACGGAGCCTGTCCACGATGTCAGTCATAGCTTCCCCTCCAATGCAGAGCGGGCTTTGTTTGCATCGGTACATGCGCCCCAGTCGTCCAAGTCGTTTGCCGCTATCTCCAGCGCCGCCCGCAGCCGGTCAATTTCTACCTGTGCATCATGCTTTCCAGCGCGATACCCCTCTTCGTAAGCACGGACATCGAACTCACTATCAATCATGATCTATCTCCTTCATGCTCTTTATCCATTGTGCTGGTATAGCAAGCCTTCTGTTAGTATGCAACTGATTATCCTTATCGGATGAGACATCAGCAGCTAGTACTACCTCCGTATCATCAGTACTCAACAGCCACCCAATGCTGGAGACAAGATCAATCTTGCTTGTACCCTTACCAATCTCCCACCCGGAGTCAGTAACAGCATCAACCCACTGTACCAGTACCAGCTTAGGTGGTTCGTCAGGTTTCATCTTCCTCTTTACCAGTCGTTTCTTCTGAAGGACTAGTAACCTTGAATTGTTTCTATCCATATGTCTAACCTATTGTATACCTATAGTTATACCTGTACTTCACCCCGGCTGGGAAGTAGATTGTATCCGATTCCCGCCAGTTGTAAAGCCTAAAATAAAGTCCCTGATTTCAACGAGTTGGTTGAATGTAGGCGTTGGTTCCTCTTGGTAGAAATGGTTCTCCTGATCCATAAGGTACAACCGATAGTCGAGTGACTCGATTATCAGATCAAGATCCTCTTTCAGAAAGCTAATCCAAGTGATGTCCTTCATATCCTATCCTTCCTTCTTCACTCTGTACCACATCGTATCAGACAGTCCCGGTACGAATGGAACTGACGGGCGAGTATCCCTATCGTGGATAGACTCGTTTGCCTTTGATCTTTTGTAGTAGCTGTTCCTGTTGATTTTTAAAAGATGTTTATAGACAATAGCCATTGCCTGATTCTTCGTAAGGTTCAGCCTTCTTCCAATGTTATTGTAAGACAGTCCGTTCCTGCGTAGACGGCACACCTCTTTTATAACAGCCTCTGAATATTTCACCATCAGCCCCAATCCTTATAGTCTCCTGATGCGTGTTGCTCATTCCATCCTTTAAGATACTCAGCGTACTCCTCCGTACCCTCCTTCAACTCAGTCTTCACTCTTGGGTACGTACTATCATCCCAAATGTGTGGACTAAACACCCTGCCGTAGTATGCATCTGCACTACCACGATCATACGGACCACCGTGCTTATACGTCTTCATCTTATGCTACCTTTGCGACTCTGTTAATCTGAATGTTGATCTTCTTCTTCGGTGTATGCAGTGGGTATAGGATGAGTGAGACATCCTTATCCCAACAGGCACGACAACTATCACACTTACCACCTCTTGTATACGCCTCACATGCGACAGCGTTATTCCATCCTACTAGATCAGTTACCTCTTGCACTACGACGGAACCATGCTCCTCTGTATACTCACCATGAGTACTAGGTGATGAGTACCGGACACTCGCATTCGGTAGCGACTTGATACGATCCAACCAATACCGGATCTTCGGAATGGTGTAACTCTTAGTCGGTAGCCAATGCTTGCACCACGGAGTACGCCTGATGACTTCGTATATCTTCTGGGCTAGTGCTGCTGAGTATACATCACCACTATCGAACCATCGAAAATATCGTTCAGTATCAAGGGCTTGCACCATTTCATCCGCCCACTCAGTACGCTTCCAATCCTTCCTGTTATGCTCCCGTGGTAGTCGGACGTTATCCATCCTGTAGAAACCACTCTTCGCATAGCAATCTTTGCATACTTCAATCACCTCCTTCGTATCCCTATTGATACTACCGGGGCAAGTGTCTCCTGCTTGGAGTGACCATGACTTGCACGGCATCTTCCCCGCCTTACTGAGTAGGACTGGCATGATAGTTAGAACTCCTCCATTGCGTTATCACTCCATCTCATTGGCTCATTCCAACAAGACCACAACACCTTCTCTTCATAGACAGGGTTATCCTCCCAGTCTACATCAGACTGATATTTATATACGACTAAGACCATATCCCATCCTCCAGTACCACCAGCAGAATGAGTATACTTTTTTGCGAAGAGTATTGCATGATCTTTATAATCAGTATCATACAATTCAACCCTCTCATTCGTTCTCTTATCCCAACCGTAGACAATGAAAGGATTCATTTTACGCAACCCTCTGTTCAAATATCCAATGTGTGTACCGGAAAGTTGGTTCATCCTTATTCATTATCCTGTTAATGTATACTCGAAACTCCTCTGCTTTCTTCTTACTTGAACATACCTCACTGATGTATGTCGAATTGGTTACATGATCATAGGCCATTACGATGTGTACCTTCCTATTATTCCTTGCCATTAGTCTACCTCCTGAATTGGCAATGCCGATACCATGCACGTTACCCAATGATGAAGATCTTCGATAGCTACATTTGCTTCAGATGTTTTATACTTCCTCCCTGTATATTGTTCTGCCATTTTAAGCATCTTCTTAATACCCATACCACGGGTAGGAATGATGCCAGTTTTAACATACAATCGGATTGCAGATCTCAGCATGTTCACACGGAACAACTGAGTTGCATCCGGACCAACGTAGGAAGTTGCTTCCTTCCTGCTCTTACTATATTCGATATAGCTATCTTCCATCTTACTTCACCTTCTGAATAAGACCATCTTTCATGTAGACATTAGCGAAGAACTCCCTGCCAATGCCCGTGATATGAGGCCGGTTTGCCACCGTCAGCATACCATTATCCCTATACTCAGGACCGAATAGGGATGTTTCGATATACTTCAACGGTTTTCCCACATGGGAACTCAGTTCCTTCTTGCTTGGATAGCGCACGATTAGTGTCATTAGTAGTTCCTCCATGAATTGACTTCGACTGTGTAGTATCTACCATCATCAGAATAGTTTACGGGCTTCCTCGCATAGAACGAACGACACCCGCAGCAATCATACTCATGATGACACCCAAAATGTGAAAAGGAATCTTGTATAGCCTTCTTCACATCTTCTACTGTACAATCATCCGATAGATCCTCAATCTCAAGATTGTAAATCTGTTTCATCGGTTCAGTAGGATCTGGATCTTGATCATCATCATAATCCAACCTCCATCTTTCTGATGATAGTATCGTATACCTCCCAATATACTCCCACTCATCCTCATGTTGATAAGTACCGACATACTTATTAGTAAGTCTCCGTTTCAAATCTCCCTGTATCATCTTAACACACCCTCTGGATAAGACCATCTTTCATAAAAACAATCGTTACAAAAACCTTCCCTCTTCCGGAAATCTTAGGAAGATTTGCTACGGCGACGTAACCATCATCTTTGTAAGATGCCTCGCCTCTCGTACATAAAAAGTTTGTCTTGTGCAAACAATCGAAAAGAGTTCTCCCTTTCGACGGAGCAACGTAATTCAACGGTTTTCCCACATGGGAAATCAATTCCTCTTTAGAGGCGTACAAACCTATTACTGCCATCATACTACTCCCTTCGCTGCAAAGTAAAACAAGATCAGTGTTGCCCAGATTATTCCGTACATTGCTAGTGTCATATCAACACCCCATCATTTTTTCTGCTCTACGTTCTGCTTCAATCTCCCACTCTGCCTCACACTTTTCATCCCACCTTTTCTTCTGATCATCAGAAAGCCTGTCATAATTTACGACTGCTATTTTACCACTACCTTCGCAGCAATCACATTCTCTGTCATAATTACCAGCGAAGTAATCTTCTATAAACTCTTCGCCTTGTTCATTCAATTCATCCCAAGTAAATGCGCCAAGATACGCACTTGACATACCTTCTCCAGAACAATGACCGCAAATTTCCCACACATAGGGAAGATATACAGGCTCATCATCATCATTATAAATATACGGTAGTTTAGTCATGGCAAATACCTCCTATTCAAGATTGCCAAACGAATACTTCCATTACCCATACAACTTGCTTCTGCCACCATCCATACAAATAAAAAAAAAGAAGAATGAAAAAAAAAATAATGATTTCCCACATGGGAAATTGAGAACAAATTTGGAACAAAAGAAAAAGGTGGCCCCGTAGGACCACCTTAGATTGCGTTAGGCGATTTCGGCGAACTTCTCGATTGCGCGAATTATCAATGTGTCAAACGCTTTCATATTCTTTTCTGACATATTCTTGCGCTTTTCGATTATGTGCGTCAAGTAGGACGGCGCCTCTACCTCATTTAGATCAATCGGCTGAGCCTTAGGAGGAGTTTCCTCCTCTTCCTGCGCCTTGGTCAGTTTGTTTGCCGCTGAGACAGCTTTCCGCCAATCCGCAAAGTTGCTGAACTGGTGGCCAACGCCAAGATCAGAAGCGCGGCGGGAGATTGACCGATAGTTGGCGAGCGTTTTCGGCATGGGGTTGAACCCCTCTTTTGCCGTCAAACCCGCGTCGCGGTCCGCCCACTGGTTAGTTCTAGCGATGCTAGACCACAACTGGAACATATCGGTTCCCGCCGCTTCTGCTTCCGCCAGCACGTGCAACATCTTGTCGGACAGTTGCGACATG